TAGCAGTTGCTTGCATTACTCCAGAAGTTGTAAGTGTATCGCCATAAGAATCCTTAGCCAATACGTTTACATATCCTGTTCCACCATTAGTAACTACAGTAGAACCTGAAACATCTACGCTAGATGCCAAAGTTCCTGCTGTTGAAGTGTCTTGAACACGAGCAAAACTATCTGCTACTGAGAAGATATTTGTCTTTGCAGTTGTTCCTGCATAGATAGTCTTAATATCAATTGTTGATACTGTTGAACCAACCTTCTTCTTTTGTGTAATTGTAATTGTTCCTGCCCCAGTAACGTTAACCAAAACTGGCGAAGGAAGATTTACCTTGCTGGTTGTACCAGCAGTAAATTTAAATGTCTTACCAAGATCGGTAAGTGAAAGATCTGCTGCATTGCTACCTGCTGCGGTATAGTCACCGAAAATAGCAGGACCAGAAATTTCTAGTGATAGATAATCATCTGCTGTTGCAGCAAGAGTATCTGTTGTTGTTAGTGCAACAATTGCATTAACACCAGCTTCTGCCTTATCTGCATCAGAAGATAGTACGGTAACACCACGAGCACCGTTAGCAAGAGAAGCAGATAGTTCATATCCACCACTGATTGCTGCTGAAGCTTGCGGGAGTGCCACCAAAAATGTGCTTGCTACAGCTGCAGCCGTAATCAAAGCGACCTTCTTAAATGAATTCATTTTTCTCCTTGTATATTTGTTTTATCATATTAAGTTTAATCGATCAAGATAATCACGAACATCGTTCGGAATTTGTCTTGGCTTCAATTCTACCATATCGTCATCTTCTTCGTCAACATGACGAGATGAAGACCAAGTATGGACTTCTATTTCTTTTTCTAGGGTTCTAGGTGTATTAGATATTGCTCCAAAAACTGCTCCACATACAGCATCGGCTAGGTCTTTAGATTTTTTTCTAGGATGGTCTACCCTATTATTATTCATAATTTTTAATTCTGACATTTCTTCAAGAAGAAGAGGAATATTTGGCATAATAACTCTTTCTTCATACACCATCATTGCTAGGTCTTCATAATGTTTTTTAGCTACTGATACCGTATCTGTCCTTATACCTACAGCTTTTAATTCCTGTTGAATATCATATGACTGCCATCTATCAAAAGTAACTGTTCCAATATTAAATCCATACCGCCTTAAATTTTGTATCCACTGCTTAACATCTGATAGATTAACTGGACCCTCAACTTTTGGTTCCCACCAAGCAACTGCATCAACAACTACAATAGGTGCAACCTGTTCATAATCTTTTATTACCTGAATATTTACCCATTTATCAACATGTGCAATTGCAACAGCACATTTGTCATGTTTTTGTGCAAGGTCAGCATGAATAAAATAAAGTTTTTCTGGGTCTGGCTTAAATGATTCATCAAATCTTTTAAAATTATCCACAGGGTTTCTTAAGGTCATACATTTTTCTAGCTTATCTTTTTGCTTGAAAAATGCGTCAGATGAGTGAGTTGGTGTACATAAAAATCTCATCATTGCATCACCTAAGTCAGTTAGAAATGCTATTTTAAAATCATCTATTTTACGAGTAGGATTAACTTCCCATGTTGGTCTTTTTAATGCAAACATTCTAGGATATTTATAAGATTTAATATGGTCTTCTTCCCATACTATTTCAAATTCATTATCTGGTCCCTCTGGCAATTCTTCATTAATAATAAACTTATGTCGTCTTTCTATTACTTCTTTATCCATGATTACTTCATCATACCGCTTTGAGATAAAATCTCCATTATAACGGGGGAATGATAGAAGAACTACCTTACCAAGATCTGGAAAACGGGAATCAACAGTTCCTCTAAATGCTTTATAGATATTATCTGCAGTCTTGCCCTGATCATTTCCAGTTCCTACCTCTGTAGCAAAGCCAGAAATTTCATCAAGAACTGCCATGAATAGGTTAAGACCCTCATGAGATTCTCGTTCTGAGTGTCCAGAATAAACAGTTATTGACTTATCAAAACCAATAGAGTTTACTTTAGGATCATACTTTCCTGCAAACCATGGGGACTTTTCAATCTTGGTTTTAAATCCTTTAAAGAAAACATTTTTTGCCTGCTCTGCGTTAATAGCTACGTTAATAATATCAATAGCATCACCACTTGGCTTTCCGTAATATCTAGCAGGATCTTTAAGACACAAAAGTTTATAAACAACATATGCACATGCCACAGTAGAAACAAAGTCTTTTCCAGATCCTTTTCCAAGCTGTAAGATAATTTCATTTTTAGTATATTTAGAATAATGTTGATTTCCAATATCTGTTCCTAAAAGAAACTGTAAATCTTCTTTACGATATATTTGACTCATAGCCTCAACAATGTCATATTGAATTTCAGATAATGGTGGTTGACCTAAATAGTCTGGAGATTCAACAAAAGTTTTTGCATCTACTGGTGTTTCTTCAAATGGATTATCTTGTAGTGCTTCAAGAAAATCATTGAACATTGTGGACAACGGTAACTACCTCTCCATCTTTTGCAATAAGAGAAAGTCTTTGCATAATAAGGTCACGAACCTCTGGATGAGTTGATGCAATATCACGTAAGATTCCGACAAGAACTTCTTGCTTACGTTCAATCTCTATCATTTCTTCTGCTAATTCTTTATTTTCTAAAAGTCCAGCTTTTTGAAGCATATCAATTCTTCGTGCCTCAATATCCATTACTAATTTTATACCAGCAGTTTTAGCATTAAGATTTGCAGTAGTTGTGGCATCATCTATAACTTCATATGCCTGCTTAATTAATTTAGTGTAGTGTGCATCGGCTCCTACTAATGCATCTTTAGCACGAGCACGAATTGCATCATTAGCAGAAGCCATAGCCTTCCACTCATTAAGATGCGCTACAACACGAGTGCGTGGTAAATCTAATGTTTTTGATATTTTAGTAGGATCATTTCCTTTTAAATATTCTTCAACAACCCTATTTACTTCATCAAGATGATTAACTAATTCAATCTCAGTATTTGTCATATAAACCTTCTAGCCTTTTAATTTCATCTTGAATATAAAAAATAGCTTTTTGTAGGTCCTCTACTTGTTTTTTGTCATCTTTTAAACCTGCTCTCCACAAATATTTAAAAGCATTTCCTACATTAAAATTTCTATGACGAGTAATTTGAATACACTCAACCCCAGATGGATCTGAAGTATAATGAGCAGGATGATTTACCTGGTCTACTGTAATATTAAACTTTTCTGACATTTTTATCCTTTTTTATATTTTCATTATATACTATATATTTATCATTGTCAAGCTACCATATGATATTAAGTGCTCTTTAAAGAATCTATATATTTTTGAGACTCATCTTCCCACATAACATACTCTCCATTATTCCAATTAATATGTCCAACTAGATGTTTAATAAAACCTCCATTATGAAAATCATTCCAATCTTTATGACAATATATATTTTTTTCTTTAAATAGCTTATTTAAAATTTCAAAATTATAAAATAAATCATGGCTATTATTTACATAGTCTTTATATTTTATTGCCTTTTTTATTCCATCAGACCAGGCCATAGTTCCAGTTACATGATGTATAAACATTTTATCTGTAGGATTAGAAAAAATAATTTTATTTTTTATATATTCTATAACTATTTGTAAAACATAATTATTTGGAGATCCTGCAAATGCATACTGTACAAATGTTTCATTATCATCATCTAAGCATATTACCATTTCATTATTATTATTTAGCCATTCGTTTAGTGGTTTTGTACATATAGTATCTAAATCAACATATAGTCCACCATAACTATTTATTATTAAATACCTCCATATATCTCCACGCATTACACCTACTGGAGCATTAATAAAAATATCATACCACTCTTGACCATATTCTTTTAAAATAAAACTTGATGCTTCTTTATCATCCATATATTTATACTGATAATCTGGGTTCATGTCTATCCATGTTTGTGTTGCATCTTTTGCATATTGTGGTAAAGAATCAAATGGATCTTTATAGGTTTGCCAAATAGTTTTAGGAATCATATTTTGCATTAATTAACCATTGAGTATATCCATCTTGATGCCAGGTTTTCCATGTTCCAAGATGTTTTACTGCTTTACCATTAAATAAATTAGACCCAGCTTCATAACAGTAAAAATTATACTTTTCATTATTACCTAAAAGAACTTTTGTCCAAACTGTTTCTCCAGTTAGTTCTATTACTGTTCTTTGAACTACTTCATTATTACTTATATTATTTTTTAGTTCATCAATTACTGCTTTTAATGCTGGACTTCCTGGGTATGCTGCAAAGGAAATAATACATATTTCATCTGCTTCATGTTCTTCGTCAACCGCATCATCATCCATTGCTATTGTTAATGAATAATCATCTTTAATCCAGGTTTCTACTGGTTCATTACACCATGCATCAAAATCTGTATAAACTCCACCATATATATAAAGAACCATTGCTCTCCATATGTTAGCCTGAACTACACCAAGTTTGCAGTTTTTGAAAAGGTTATACCACTCTTCTCCAAACTCATGTAATACAAAATTTTCTCTTTCTTCTCTATCCATATACATATACTTCCATGTAGGATTTTTTTCTTTCCACGTATTAGAAAATTCCTTCATTTTTGGAGTTATTTGATCGTATGGTGTTTCATATGTTTGCCAAATAATTTTTGGTATCATCTTTTAGATCTCCTTAATCCAAATTTAGCAAGATATACATATATTGTTTCAACACTTGTACCACATTCTTTAGCAATCTCTTGTGGTGATTTTTTATCTATCCAATAACGTTTTTTAAGCCAAATTTCGTTAGTATATAGTTTACTCATATGATACCGCCTTTTCCCAATTATTTACTGCCCAATGGCCAATACCCGCAGCATCTGCAACATCATAATCTTTTATGTTTTTATCATATATTATTTCTAATAATTTAATAGTTCTTTTTTTTCTAAAATCACGCTCATATGATTTGTACCAAGATAGAGATTTTCCTGGATTAG